AAATGCTTATTTTAAGCCATTTATTAGAATTTACCAGCTTTAGCAGCTTCCTCAATGGAAACAAAGAATGCCGTATTTAAAGGGAATATTGACGGTATGGTACAAATAAATGACAAACATACTGCTATTATTCCCTTTCATTTACTATTTATCGACCAAATATTTTTGCAAGTCGTCTCTGGCTTCTTTCATGGTCTCTATCCCATTGCCAGTGATTTCATGATTAATGATTACCAGTAGACATTTCAGAATCATGTGGTTGGATTCTTCATGCTCTTTAAGACGCTTATTATCATTATCAAGAAGTTCACTATGTCTGGCGACTGTTTTTTTCAAATCATCATTTGGCTTACGGATTTCCTTGATAATTTTAATTACACTCCATAGACCAGCAATCAATGTACAAAGCCACATAAGCTGACCTGATGTAATAGCGAACTCAGTCATTGAGATCCTCCTTAGAATCATCGGAATTACCTTCTACAAATGATTTGAACGCCTGATGAAAGCCTGTGGAAGCTAATCCCATCAAAGCCCCATACACGACATTTTCAATGGTCCAACCGCTGACAAAGCCATTCAGCACAGCCCCCATCACTGCCAGAATAGCCGGAATATCATCGTTCGGAATTTTGTTAAGAAATGTGGTATGTTTGATTATGTACCCTACAATAAGGCACGCCACTACTACCACTACTACAAAATATTTTGTTAATGCTGTAAAATCCATAATTATTCCTCCTTAATATTAAGAATAGATTCTATTTTAGACAGACGCTCTTCCTGTCTATCCAATTGTTCTTTTTGTAACTGAATTAATTTAAGCATTGCTGGAACAAGTTTTTTGGGGTCCCAATCAGCTACTCTTTTTTTCTCGTCGTAACGAACTGCTTCTGGAAAATACTTTTCAACAAGTTCAGCATAGAAACCCGGTATAATACGTTCACAATCTTGATCCCCCTCTCGAAGATAACCTGGTTTGTATTTAAAGTAAACCGGACGCAAATTATAAAGTTTTTCTACATCCTGTTCGCCCATGAAGGAATCATGAATTTTAAAACGTTTTGAAGATCCAGATTTTCGAACTACAAAACAGCCTCCAGTCAGTGTAGCCGAGGTCAAAACAAGATCCGTCCCAGATCCGCTTGATATGCCTTTGAATTGAACAGCAGCAGCTGCTGTTAGTTTTTTTTTAAAATATGCATTATTGGCATAATTATATGAATAAACTGTATTTGCATATATGTTATTTCCAGATAAAGCAGCATAATTCCTTGATTTTCCTGCTTCTGCAAACAGATTATCTATTCTAGTTTTTATGATACCTTTTTTTGCGTTAAGTTCTGTGTAGTATTCAGCAGATGGTGTAATTAAACCGTCTGTGGCGTTGCTGTCAGAATCTGAATCAAAATCGCTAGCATTTGCGTATAATTTCCCATTAATTCTGTCAGCAGTCCAACCGCAAAAATTACCACTATCAATATAACTGGCTTTTATATAAATATGTCCATTGTATTTATACATAAAATCAGTATTTTGTTGTAACAAAAGATTCCAAATTTCAGTCGATGATAAAGTAGACCCATCTTTTCCGTCTTTACCATACGTTCCAATAATGTGCGGAGATGTTGATTCACTACTTCCATCGTTATAAATGGTTTTCTGATATGTCCATAAATATTTAGAACTTGAGTTCGGGGCAGTAAATGCTTCGCTCCAACCGCTCGAATACGCATATATACCTGATGTTTGATTGTTTGCCTGATAATAGGTATGTATCTCAGAAATACCTTTTCCGTTCGTACCATTTATACCATCTTTACCGTCTTTACCGTTTTCGCCTTTGATTTTCACCCAGGTATAATCAGATGGTGTATCTGAATCTTCTTTTACGAAATCAGTATATGTTCCAATGTATGAACCAACATCCTCTCCATTATTTGATGTGAATGTTTTACCACCATCATTTGAGTATTTTAAATGAAAATACGTAGTCTGTCCGTTTGTTCCATTTGCTCCTGGGGTACCATTCACGCCATCAAGAATTTTTTGGGTGTAAGTATGCGATCCATCTTTTGTAACAATTGTCACGACACCGTTTTCCTTAGTGACAGTAATTGTAGGAGACACCCCGTCTTTTCCTTCAATTTTCACCCAAGTATAATCACTAACAATGTTTGAATCTTTCTCTATATGGTCAGTGTATGTTCCTATATAGGACCCTGCTTTTTCTCCATTGTTGTCTGTAAATGTTTTACCACCATCATTTGAGTATTTGACATGAAAATAAGGTGTTTTACCGTCAGCTCCTGGAGTACCTGGAGTACCATTCACGCCATCAAGAACTTCCTGAGTATGAGTTCCAGTCTCGTCAGTAATTGAAATGGTTGTTATGCCATCTTTTTTGGTAACTGATACGATAGGAGACATCGCATTTGTACCATCTTTTCCATATCGTTGTTTGCATACCGTGAAACGTCTCTTAACTGTTGAATCATTGTATATGGCTGTAAATTCGATATAACAATTATCTTCGGATAAACCAGTTACTGTATATGTGAACGTAGTTTCATCCCATTCACCAGTCAGTCCTTTTTTCAGTGTTGGTTGAATAGTTGCCTCTGATGTCACATCATCATTACCAGACATAATCGTGATGGTTGTTTGGCAATTCGGAAAGTCGCCGACAATATTACCATTTGCGTCAGTTACGATGCCTTGATATTCATTACTCAACAACATGAATACTGTAGACGCATCTGAAACAATACCATTTATTGTATCAGCAATTCCTTTATCGCCTAACATGAACGTATTCGGGTCAATATATACTGACCCAGTATTCTCATCAATTTTAAAAGTCTCTTTGCCACTGTTATCTGTAGCAGTAAAACCTCTTGTATTAATCCATTTTGACTGAATACCGATAGCATAGAGAATATTCAGAACGGCATCTCCATTACTATCAAACCCCGCTTTCCATGTTTGTCCGCCATCCACAGATAAAAAGAAACCATCAATTCCATTTTTATAAATGATTTTTGATTCACTCAATTCTGCTTTATCATGGCGATACGCTATGATTGAACCATCAGCAGCTTTCTCTTCTGTGTAATAAAACCCTAAGGTATTAGCTGCCAACTCATTCATTTGAGCGAGTTTTACATCATATGCATCTAATGATTGATCTACCGTCTCCCCTATCTCTTTTTTAGCGTCATCAACATCGCCAAGCCTTGCCGCTGGAGAAGACATGTTTCCGGTAACAACTGCCTCATGTCCGCCAACAACAACCATGACTCTTTCACCATCTTTGACGTTAACACTTGATGAGCAGGGCGTGAGAAGATCTGAACCGTCCAATTGAACATAGTTTTTATCGCCGTTTACTTTGATTGTTCCATAAAGCGTAGTATTTTGAGAAATGTGTCTATCGTCATTTGTCACTTTCGCAAAATCGTCTATTATGACTTTTGATAACTCCACATGATCACCTCCATAGATTCTTGGTAAATATTGCCGTTTCTGTAACTTTACATCCCGGTTTACATGCAATAGATTGTTTTGTTATTTTGGCTTTTACTCCATTTATTCCTGCCCTTGAATAATTTAATCGAACACAATCACCAAGTCTCACAGGACAATAACCATGAGCAAAAGTTACAGTGTACTCAATTGATGACAATTGATTAAGAAGATTCTTCGCGTAAATCTCTATCTGACCTTCTGTTGGTTTGCCGGCAAATTCAGGATTTGTAACCCTATGGGTTATTTCTCGTCCTCTATTTACTGTCGATACAGGACTATTTGGATTGTCATTTACGACCCTTGCATAATAATTTTCTGTAGCACCTGAATACGAAACCTCAACGACATTCGGGATTCCATACATATCCCTATTTGTGCTGAGATCTGGATAAAGAATGGAACTATTATCGTCATTAAATTCCCATACCGGTTGTAAGCAATCGACGTCCTGATTAGGCATAAAAATAACACGACCTAATTCATCAAGACCAAATTGGTATTTAGCATTCGCCATCAGGTCATTGATGAATGTAAGCCATGTATCGTCCGTGTTAGCCACAAAATCAGAATATAATTTTTCATCTATTGATGTTTGAACAACAGGTGCCCTAACTCGTTCTCTGGTGAGTCTGTATGCATAGTCCATAATATTAGAATCTTTCATTATCGAATATCCCAGTGGCGGCAAATTCTCTTTTAGTTCTAATAAAGGTGTATACGCATCGATTGGAACCTTTGTATACTTACCATCGAACTCTGTTTTCTGAGTCTGAACGAGAAAAGCTCCCATAGGGAACCTTTCTGTAATTCCATTTTGACGAGTAACAAGATAGGGTCTGATATAACATTCCCCAACTGAATCGCTTATATTAAATGTTGCAGAACCGAGCGTTTCAGCCTCCAAATCTCCATCAATTGTGCCGTCAAGTATATTATCGAGTTTCTTTTGGTCACGCCAAGTACCAGGGTCTACAATATAATATTCAAAAGATTGTTCCATTGATTTGGTCCAATCTGGCATATTAAATCCCTCCCTCAACTCTAGTTACTTTTATTGTAACTGGGACTACCCCATTTTGATGCTTTTTGCTTACTGACACATTAACATGAGCCCAATAACCGCTTCCGCTTGATTCTCTGACATACACATCTCCTTGATATGCAGCTAATCTTCTCAAAGCATAAAGGGTCTCTACATCTCTACGCGGAACATCAGTATTCCAATTTGCAGTTTGCCCGACCTGAGTTCCATAGTAGCTCACCGGATGTTTTCGACCTATGTATTCGACAAGCGATACATCTGAATCGCTATCGTCTGACACGTCTACGTTATATGGTAGCCTCACCATTGAACCAGACCAAGGACGTTCAGCATACGTGTCATTTTCGTTTATTTCAGATGTGATATAGTTCTGCCACTGCTCTTCCCACTGGATAATAATTCCAGATTCGTTGATTGGATAGCCCGGCATATCGTAATAACTGATAGCCCCAGTTGATTTAGATTTAGCCACAACACGATATCGCCCGAAATCCAACGCAGGGTGTGGATCAGTAACAAACCGATTCGATGAATTTTCAAGGTCGGATGCAATTTCAACAAACTCTCCATCAAATTGTCTTCTATATACGGCAAGAGTAACGTCGCTCACAGGATTATTATTTTCATCAAGACAATATGGTCTGATAAGAAATGAATATGTCTCTGGACTGTATGCCATCTCAGCATTAACCGAATAGGTCATTTCGGTCCACGCTACTGTGAAATCTTCATTTCTCTCTGCCGATAATCCTGAATCCATGGCAACCGAACAGATAACTCGATAACTAACATTATTCTGAAGATCGATGTTCCCAGCATGTAATTCAAGTAACAGTTCTCCGCTAGTGTCATAATATCGTGAAAATATCTCCTGACCTTTAGCGACGATAATCGCCATGCCAGTTTCGTCAACCGTATTATATCCTTCCAAAGCCACTACTGATACGTGGTATCCAAGAACTTTCTGAGTGCTCGGACCACCTATTCCTTTAATATAGAAAGGAAATGACGTAATAGTAGAAATATCACTTCCGGAGGAATCTGTCACATTGAGTTGTAACGTAGCGGGCGCATAAATGTTTACAACTCTCTGGACAGACCATTCTCCGTAATTTCCAGTAATGCCCATAGTTCGAACACGCCATTTTAGAGTGGTTCCTTCACTCCATTTTGACGTATTTATCTTCTTACTTTTAGTCTTATCTTTGTCGTCGCCTGTTGCTGTATTCACGATGGTTTCGGTTGTGATAGTTCCATCGACATTCAACTCAAGTTCCGCCTGCTTCTCCGAAGAGCCATCTGTAGCATTGTGTACCCAATAAAGAACAAGCTCCTCACCAACTATAGCCGTCGTAGTCGATGACCATGTTGTCGGAGCTGTTGGATCTTTACCAAGGGTTATTGATTTGATACTGCTCCAAGGAGACTTTCCTTGATCATTTGTAGCTCTGACTCTGAAGAAATATGTCTGTCCTAACTCAAGACCGGTTACTTCAGCATGACTGATATTCGACGGAACGGTTTGGCTTTTGACTTCATTAGGGTTACTGTCAAAATATCCCTGTCTCGTGGTATATTGAATTTCATACCCCGTACAATTTTTAACACCAGTCCAATCGACCAGTACACCTGTTTCTGAAAAAGCTTCGAGACGAGTAATCTCACCAACTCCAGTCGGAACAGTACCTTCATTACCCGAATACTCAGACCAACCACTATATTGGCTTCCCTTCCAAGCTCGACATTTAACCTTATATGTCCCGCCAGCATCAATAGTACAAGTCATTGACGCGGCATTTTTATTCACTTTTGTTTTTACTGAGTAGAATTTTGTTTTATCATTCTTTACAACATACCATTCGATTTGCTCGGTATCTGAGTTAACATTGACAAGTGATGCCGTAAGTTTATATTTATCACTAATTGTGACTGACGGAGCCGATGGAGCTGTTGGTGGATTATTTTTGAAACTATATTCTCTCAGAGTAGTCCACTTAGCAGTCCAATATGCTGCGGTATAATTTCCAATCTTACGACTGTCAGCTATAGGAAGTATTTTTACTTTTACTTTTGTCGCATTGGATGGTGCGTTATATGAAGAATATTTATTTGTTACTCTGGCGTCACTGCCAACAAAAGATGTTCCTTGACCTGTGAAATAGTACCAAACAACACGAAATTCTTTTGTGTGTAGCTGATTCCACGTCCATTTTATAAATACGTTTCGGGTTGTACCTTTCTCAAGCCCAAATTCAGTGATTTGAACTTGGGCGCTGAGATTGGTTGTATATTCAGAGCCATCAGTAAAAACATCATTTAGTGAAGATGAACCAGATGCGCCGTCTGAAAACTGAGACATGACTATCTCCTCCTCTCTATCTTAGCTGCTCTTACCAATGTTTCGATAGCTTCTGAAACAGCACTTCCATTATCATAAGTAATTCCAGAAATGTTATTATAAGTATTCCCAGTATTACCAATACTCTTTTTAAGTCCATTAATGGCATTTACCACATCTTCGTTATTTCCATTTTGACGATTATCCATCATTCCAGAAATAGCTCGGATGTTTGTCATTGGCGTTACTGACGGATTATTGAACATACTTGTGATTCTGGCAGCTCCGGTTTGAATATCGGTTAAATCAACTACCGGCGTGATTACAGGAGCTACATCAACTGTGGAATCAAATATATCTTCAGCTGACTGCATAGCTTCAGATACGGAGTCCACTATACCGGTACCAAGTTTCTTACCGGTACTGAATACTTTTGTGGCAATATCACGGCAACCATTTATCATACCCTCGCCAAGCCAAATACCGGATTGATATGTAGCTTTGGATGGTGAATGTGATTGCTGACCGGCACGCTCGCCTCTGACCGCAGCTTGTCCTAAAGCAAAGCCAGCGTTATAAGCCGACTGTTGCATTGATAACACACCATAGACTAAACCTAAACCGAGATTTCTTCCGTTATTATTCATATAAGAATATGCCGGATTAAGAGCTCCGTTTGCAGATGCTATAGCAACCTGAGAAGCAATATTCTTAACATGTTCTTTCTGAGCCGCCATTCCAACAGCAAGCATACTGATCAACGCCACACCCGTTTTCTTGAAGTTTTCGTTTCTATCGGTAATTGTTTTCTGCACATCGTTAACTATATTACTCATTGCTGATATAGCTTTAGACCTTCTCATGGTCATTCCGCTGCTCAATGCCTCAACAATACTTAAACCATTCGTCGAAAATGTTTTAGCCGATTCGTTTAGCGTATTCTTAATACTACCGAGTTCAACTTCACCAAGTTTACTCACAGCCTCTTTAAAACTCGTGATGCCGGTCGTATTAATATCTTTCAGACTTGAAATGAATGTTTTTAATCCGAATCCTATCGAAATAGAATTGGATATGCTATCAATATTGGTATTAGATACATCATCACTGTAATCTTTTATCGTTTCACCGATATCCTCGAAATCCTTGAACGTCTTAATTCCGCTTTCGATATTGGATGAGTTGCCGTATATACTATTGGCCAGTGATACCATTCGTTTAGCTTGAGATACTGATGCGCTAACTTTAGTAAAGTCTATGTCTGCAACATTAGCATTGTAAACAAGCAACCCCTGACCAAAGGCACTGATATCACTACCAAAATCATCAAGCTGCATAACTCCGTCGAACCATTCGTCTTTCGGTAATGCTTTCTGCAGTTCGGTCATCATAGTACCTATGTTTTTAGCATTGGATACAGCTTCTGTATCAATTGCGTTTTCACCCGTAATAGCTTTAGACATAGCACTTATAGCTTCGCCGAATTTATGTGCCTGCTCTCCAAATTTTCCGAGATTCTGGCTAAATACAAACTTTTTAAGGATATCACCGGGTTGAGGTGGAATGTCATTAGCTAATGCAGATAACATTTTACCGGCTTTCGTCACACCTTTAACAGCATCTGTATCAATTGCATTCTCACCAGACACTGCTTTAGACATTGCGCTCATTGCTTTGCCAAATGTTTCTACCTGTTTACCAAATTCACCAAGATTCTGGCTAAATACAAACTTTTTAAGGATATCACCGGGTTGAGGCGGAATGTCATTAGCTAATGCGGCAAGCAGCTGACCAACTTTCGCCACGCCTTTAACAGCTTCTGTATCAATTACATTCTCACCTGTTAAAGAATCCGATAATGCGTGCATGGCTTTACCGAAAGATTTCGCCTGTTCACCAAAATTATCGAGACCAGTATTAAAACCAAGTTTATTAGCAATCCCATCAAGAATGTCTGATTTAGATAAACTTAAAATAGCTCCAGCAGCATCGGCAAATACCTCAATGCCAGTTTTTACAGAATTATCCATTCCGGAAAATGCTTTAAGAAATTCTGCTATATTTTTACCAACTTCTGGTAAATCTTTCGTAGCTCCAACGGCAATTCCATCCATTACGCCGCCAACAAGACTTCCTACAAATTCGCCTATACCAGTTCCTATTTTGACCAGAATCTTTATACCGCCGTCAAGAAACTCTTCAACGCCTGGAATAAGATCTATAACGCCTGCTACAGCTACTATAACCGCACCCAAAGCGGTAATTATTCCAACAAATGCTGCAATATATAATGAAGCACTTGGCGGTATCGGAGGTATCTTACTCGCTATCAATGCTGCAGCGCATATAGCATTTAACATAATTGATAAAGCTATAACATTAGGGATGCTTGCAGATATATCGAGCTTATCCATTATGCCGAGTATGACAGCTACTCCAGCCAATACACCTGTCATTATCCCAACGGCAATTAATGCACTTTTATCGACGCTTTCAATCTTGCCTAACACTGCGGTTGCAGCTGCTAAACCAAGCATCATTGCCGATAGAGCTGTAGCATTGGATGCTGACACATCAAAATTGAATTTGCTCATCAATACAAGTAACCCGCCGAGCGCTGCCACAACAGCAGTCATGACAACTATGGTTTTTATGGATGTTGTAGCTACAGAAGAAGCTTTTTCAACCACAGCAAACATCCCCATCATGGTTGATATAGCTAATGTGGCACTTACCAGTTTTTCCGTTTTCACAAAAGAAAGCGCGACCACAGATGCCGCCA